CGCCCATTTGCCATTTACTACTGGCGGAGCAGATATATCCGGTGTTGGGTTATCGTCGCCCCACTCATGGTGCCAATCCCATCAGAAAAAAGCAGTTTATCTATAACAGTCAAAACGATACTTATACTTGCCCAAACGGGCAAACATTAATATATAAAACTACCAGCAGGGAAGGTTATCGTCATTATCATTCTGATGCAGCAACCTGCAAAGTCTGTCCGTTATTGTCACAGTGTACACTGAGTAAAAATACACAGAAAGTCATCACACGCCATATCTGGGAAGTAGATAAAGAGAAAGCCAACGAGATTCGTTTAAGCCAGTGGGTAAAAAAGTCTATGCTCGGCGAAAACAGACCATAGAGCGCAGCTTTGCTGACGCTAAACAACACCACGGACATCGCTATGCAAGATTTAGGGGGAAGAGCACAGGTTCAAATGCAGTGTTTATTGGCTGCAACGGCTCAAAATATCAAGAAAATAGCGATAAAGCTATTTTTGTTACGTTTTTTTAGGCTATTTTTTAATTTATTTAATAAAATCCAAATTAAAATCCTATTTATGGTTTAAATAAAAAAATAAACCCCGAATTATATCGAGGTTTGTCATCAATCTGAAAGCCCCGAAAGGGGCTTTGTTATTTTTGGCATATATTAAGCGACTTTTGCTAAGTTTAATGCAAATTTATATCCGTCATTGTATGCGGTAAAAGCATCTTTGTGTCTGACGCTGCCGGCTTGACTGTACGGGATGCTATCTAAAACTGAATCATCAATCGCTTTAGGTATTCCATTTACTGCATGAAAATAGCCTAACTCAAATGCACAGCCTGCGCATTTATGTCGGCTAAATGTGCCTTGATATTCAGGCAGTGACTCGAAGTGAGCATCGTAACGGTGTGCCTTATGGCATATAGGTGAATAACCCATTTTTAATACCTCTTTAAATGGTAAGCATTAAATAGGGCTTTACTTAAAAAGAAAACGAATATAGAATAGCTATCGAGATCTCGCAATAAAGCCCATAATGCTTTATTTTTTTGTATTAGCCCGATACGCCAATATCGGGCTTTCCCATATCTAGTAGTTTATTATGTTGCCAACCACTAAATATAGATCAAATTATACCCAATAAAATAAAAAGCTTCAATAAAAAGATCAGCTTAAAGCAGTCTATTATCAATAATAAGGCTATTTTTTATTTTTTGCTGAAATAGTATGGAAAATAAGAAACATTCTCAAAATGCGATTGATGAATGATTAGCGGTATGTAAAAAAGTACAGTTAATTTTTAGATAAGTATGAAAAAACCCGCACTGGGCGGGTTAATTAAAAATATAAATGTTATTTATTATCAGTGAGTAACTCTATATTTGCATACTGTGTTTTTTTTAAAAAAGAATTTATTTCAGGTATGATTTTTTCAGTCGAAATAGATTTAAATTTATCAAGATCTGGAATGAAAGTGCTTTTATCTTTCAATTTCCTCTTAAAGCTAAATTCAAGAGAAAAGTCTACTGTTAAAGTAAATAACAACAAATCCTCATCACTATTTTTCATTTTTCCATTAGTAATAACCGTCGCCAATGTTTTTACTAAAACCCTATCTAGCGCGGTACTTAAATAAATATTTTTAGGTGTTATATTAACTTGGTAGGTGAATACATGACTTTGTTCTTCCATGCCTACTAATCTAGTTCTTGAATACTCATTAAAATTAAAAGATTCAATTACAAAATTATAATTTTTTTTAAATAAATTTTTCATACTCTTCTCTATTAATGGATTTGTATTGTATCATTTTGTTGAGGTAATTCTCTATAATTATTGCTTAAATTATATTTAATCATGCTTTCCCTTGAAGCGTGATAACTCCCGAGAAGATAATCACGTTGAGAGATATTAACGTCATCAACGCCATAATCTTTCGCAAAATAATCATTGAACCATTTTGTTTTGTGAGTGTTTTCTTCATCTATCATGTTGACATCTTGAATTAAAATATCAGCTGGTATACATAACTCATTATGAAGTTTTTTAATCATATTTAAACTTAGATTTCTTTTGCCATTGAGGACTTCTGACACTTTAGATGATGAACCTAAATATTTTTTCATATCTTCATTAGTTAAACCTTTTTGATCCATAATAAATTTTATATAATCAATAGGAGAAGGAGCCTCAACGGGGTAGTTTAAATTTTCATATTTTTCAATTAGCATTGCTAATAATTCGAATTCATCGCTTTCCTCTGAAAGAGGTGTTAATTCTTTACCGAAAAGTTCAGTGAATCGATCCATTGCTTTTTGATATTCTGCTTCATTATGCAGTATAGTCCAAAAATAGCTAGCCATTATTTTAACCTCAATTTATCATATTCAGAATGAGTATATACCCCATCAATAAGAACCATGCCATTACAATATCTCACTTGAACAACAATTCTATAGTTATTATGTTTGACATTAAAAACACCTTTAGAATCACCTAACTGGTCATATGAATTATTAAAATTGTTTTTAATATCATGCGGATTATTCCAAGTTGACAATTCAACTTTTCTTACCCAAGAGTTCAGGTGTCTACTTGCTTCAGGATGCTTCTTATTAAATTTGATTATCTTTTCTTTCCCGAATATTTTCATAAATTTCCCAAATTGGGAATATATATAATATATCCCTTATAATTAAAATTATCAATAACTATCTAATTTACTTTATTCTATTTGAACGATTGAATCTTTTTTTCAATAACCGCCGAAGCGGTTGTTACGGATAATCTTTGCCGCCATTTGGCGGTTTACATCTCATTAATCTACCTAATGTCATTTTCCACCCTTTGAATACGCCATATTTTTCAATTGCTAATAAGGCATATTCTGAGCAAGACGGTTCGAATCTACATGCAGAGCGAATGCGATTGGGGGCTATCGCTCTATATAGATATATTAATTTAAAACTAAGCCACTTCACGTCTAAAGATAATCACATAATAAATAGAATATTCTTCTTTCTTTCCTAAAAGAGAAGCAAGACACCCTGGGGATGTTCTTACTCCAACGCTCTCAACGCTTACAAATTCCCAATTATCTTTGGCTTTGTTATTTATTATTTCACGCAAATAAGCTCCAGCTTCATTGCCTTTATCTTTTTTCCCTACATTAATATTTGGTGGAATTTGAACTGTTTCATAAATATAACGCACTGTTTTCTCCTTGAATTATTATTTAATATATATCTAATTATGATTATAGTTTTGTTAAACGAAAACCGCCGAAGCGGTTAGCCGTATTTTCTTAATAACATTGATTACATTTCAAATGAACAATGAAATACTCGCCCGATTATTTGTATATTTTTTGCATCATCGATTTCATCAGGAAACTCTTCAGAGTTGTAAGAAACAATTCTAATTTTTCCTGCTGGTAATAAATACAATCTTTTTAGCCGACACAATCCGTCTTGGCATATTGCATAAACATCGCCATCACGAATATCTTTCTGTAGCGTGTTTACAGCGACCGTTGCACCATTTGGAATGACTGGCTCCATGCTGTTTCCTTTAGCTGGAAAACAAATGACAAACTCTTTTTGTGCGTTTTTTCTTCTAAAAAAAGATTTGCTAAATCTGAGCTTATAGCCGTTGTGATCTTCCGTACTTGAACAACCATGCCCTGCGGCAAGTTCAATTGATTTGAAATATGGAACTTCAACTTCATCATTATTTAAAGGGGTTTTATCATCCCATTCGTCTACGTCTCTTGTTGATAATTCATCCATCGGCGTTCCGTCTCGTTGCTGTTTAAGCTGAGTACCTTCTCCTTTGGCTAACCATTCCACTGAAACACCTAAATAATCAGCGATCTTCAATAGATTTCTATTTGATTTTGTTTTACCGGTCATTAATTTCCATATTGTGGTTTGAGACATACCAATAGCTTCTCCAAGCTTTGCCTGAGAAATCTTTTTTTCTTTCATTATTGAGGTTAGTCGATCTGCTAATGTCATTTTTTAAGCTCCTTTTTTATTTAAATAAAATACAACCAAAGTTGTACAAAGTAAAACATCTTAAGTTGTTGACATGGATGAAAGTAAAAGATAATATTTACAACATAAGTTGTTAAAAAGAGGTGTGTGAAAAATAAAGCAATTGAGAAAATCATTTTTATTGCGGGGAGCCAGAAAGAATTAGCTGATGCGTGTGGGAAAACTCAGATATCAGTATGGAAATGGTTACATGGATTGTCTGATGTTAGCCCTGAACATGTTCATTTAATAGTGAATGCAACCAATGGAAAAGTTGCCGCTTGCGATATCAGACCTGATTTACCTGAGTTTTTCCCGAGGAAAACAGTTAACAATCATGATTGAGATGAATATGAAATTAAACAATCCAAAATCACAACAAGAGCGTGTTATCGCCGTTTGTAGTGACGGTAAATATCGAACATTAGACGATATCCAGCGTGAGATTAAGAAACGTTTTAACCAGTTTGATACAACACCAGCAATTAGCGCCAGACTTCGAGAAACAAAACGATTATTCAAATATGGCTATGTGAAAGACAAATATCACAAAATCAATGAGAAGACTAAAAAGGCTTGTTATTACTACACGTTAAAGAGGATTAATTAATGAGAATAACGTCTTTTATTAATAACTCAAAATGCATTGAATGGGATTTAACAATGCAACAAGGAGCGTTGTTTGATCTGCTTAATCAACTTCATACTTGGGCTGAGCCTGTAGCCATAGATGGTGAAATATATTATTGGGCATCAAAGCAAATGATCTGCAATGAAATACCGCTCGCTTATAACAAGGTTGATACTGTTTATCGTGCATTAAAAACATTACGAGAAAAAGGGTTAATTAATTATAAAAAGCATGGCGAAAAAGACTGTATTTCGTTAACAGCAAAAGGCAAAGAATGGAACTTGGAAATAAATCCGACCCTCGGAAATAAATCCGAGCAAACTCGGATAGAAATCCGAGAAACCTCGGAAATAAATCCGACATATAAGAATACTAATATAAATAATATTAAGATCAGTAATATTAAAAAAATAAATAAAAATAATTTGGATTTATCTGGTTTTGAACAACAACCAAGCAAGCAGGTTTGGAATGATTTTGTTGAACATCGAAAAAACAAAAAGGCAAAGCTCACACAAACGGCATTGAATTTATTAATTAAACAAATTAACGCCAGCTTGGCGCTTGGTTACACAACCGATGACGTATTGGCTGAATGTATGGCTAGGGGGTGGGTGAGCATCAAGGTTGAATGGTTGCAAAATACCGAAAGTTTTCAGCGTGGCAATCAAACAAACAGCAATAAATCATTGGCTAGCTCAATGCGTGATGATACGAGCTGGATACATGAAATGGATAACGTTCTATGAAAAATATCGCAGAATTAATCAACACTAGGACGATCAAGTCTCAACACGCTTATGAGAAATCATCAGGAGCAGATGAGGTGGCAAATGTTTTTAATTTATTTTGTGAGCAGTTGATTATTGTTTTTCCGGCATCATCCGCAATCTTGAAAGATGAAAATTCAAGGAAAATATTCAAGCAGCAATGGCTACAGGCGTTCAAGGAAAACGGAATAACTAAACTGGAATATCTACGAGCTGGGCTAAAAGTAGCTAGAGCACAAAATACCGACTTTTTACCGTCCACAGGTAAATTTATTGCGTGGTGCAAGCAAGGGATATCCGAACAAATAGGGCTACCAACACCAGAAGAGCTGATCAGAATGTTAATGGATTTTAGTGCTCAAAGGGGGATTGTTGAAGCCGAGGATTATCCGTTCCCTAATGACGCTTGTTATTGGCTAGTGACTGATTTGATGTATGAATCGAGATATCGCAATTTGTCTAAAAAGGATTTGTTAGAGCAAGCACGCATAGCGTTGTTTGATATGACAAAAAAAATTCTTGATGGGCACAAAATTCCGAAACCAGTTAAACGAATTGGTAGTGCATCAGTTGGTGTAACGTTGACGCGAGAAGAATCACTCAATCGAATACAAGAAATTAAGCGTAAGTTCATGATTGGTCAAAGTGATGCAAAAGCCACTTAACCAGCTCATTCGTACGTAATCACATACTCGGCAAAATAGCGTATGACTATGTGAGAACGATAAGAGAGCATGGTTCAGATATAGTAAAGGTTAAGCAGTAATTAGCAGAATAGGTTAATAAATATTTGGAAGAAGAAAGGGTAAGATTGAAGGAGTTAATACAGAAATGGAAAGAGTCAAAAAGGTAGTAAAAACAAAAGTAATTGAAAAAAATATGAATTTAAGTATGGAGTTATCAGAGATAATTTTTGATAGAGAACAATATTATCAGGAACTATTATGTGCGTTTTCGGTTATCAAAAAGAATGGTTTGGAAAGCGAGTTTTTAGGTGCAGTAAAAAGCCTCGTTCATAATCCCAAAATTAAAGAAAGCATTATCAAATGTATCACTAATAAAAAACACGTGCTAGGAAAAGAAATAGGTGACTATAACCAGGCGACAAAAAAATATATTAAAAAATACTATAACAAATTGAAACATGAAGTTGATAGCGAAAAAGTGATTGCTCTTCAAAGAGAAATTGCGGAGCTTAAGAACCAGTTGGATGCAATTACAACAGCTTCATTTGTCGATAATTTGAGTGTGTGAGGGTTTAGTGATGAGTGATGAAGTGATTGTAGCAATAGCTTCGTTTGTTTTTTTGGGGTTTGTAATTTGGAGAGTAACTAAGTAATGGCAAATAAGAAAATATTTAAACTAGTTAGCGAAACAGTAAAAAACAATTTAATTAATTTTATTCGCTCATTACCTACAGACAGTAAAAATCCATTAGTAGTTTGTATTCAAGAGATGACCAGAACTTTAGAGCAAAACGCCCGTATGTGGGCAACATTAACGGATATATCGAAACAAGTTAATTGGCACGGATTAACGCTAACTCCAGAGGAATGGAAGCACGTTTTTACTGCAACACTAAAAGGACAAAAAACGGTACCCAATTTAGATGGGACAGGCTTTATTGTTTTAGGCCAATCAACAAGAAGAATGAGTAAAAAAGAATTGAGTGATTTATTGGAGCTAGCATATGCATTTGGGGCCGAGAAAGGCGTTAATTGGAGCGAGCAGTCTAAGACAGATTTATTAATATTTGCTTGGTATAAAGACCAATTATCAAAGGTGGCATGATGAACAACGAACACAAAGAACACAAAGAACAACTGAAACTATACGATGATAAAGAGCAAGAATTAGAGAGAGCAATAGCAATAGTTAGAGAACAACGCAGAGAATACATTAATAAGCATAATTTAAACAAGGTTAACGATGAGCAGACTAACTAAAGAAGCAAGAGGGCGAGAGTGCACGGTTCGATTGCCGTGCTGCAATCATAATCCAGAAACCACGGTGCTAGCGCATTATCGATTAGCGGGAACGTGTGGCGTGGGCATGAAACCGAATGATTTGCAGGGCGCATGGGCGTGCTCAGCCTGTCATGACGAAATCGACCGCAGGACAAGAATATTTGAGAATGAATTCGTTAGATTAGCACACGCCGAGGGAGTTATTAGAACTCAGGGCATACTAATCAAAGAGGGGAAGATTAGATTATGATTCATCTGACCTTGCCATATCCTCCAACGGTTAATCATTATTGGGGAACGGCAGGAAAGCGAAGATATATTAAACCTGACGGTATTAAATTTAGAAATGCCGTTGTAGCTATCGTATTGCAGAATAAAGCTGATAAGAAGCTATCTGAACGGGTAATGGTTGATATCAAAGCTTATATGCCAGATAGAAGAAAACGAGACCTAGATAATATAAATAAAGCTATTTTCGATGCATTAATTCATAGTGGAGTCATTTTAGATGATGAGCAAATAGATGTATTACACAGTGAAAGAAAAGAAGTTATCAAGGGCGGCAGAATAGAATTATCTATAAGTAAATTGGGGGCGTAATGAGAGAAACTAAAGATATTTTAACAGCATGGAAAAACACCCGTATTTTAAAAAGAATGGGAACAGAATACCCATCAAAATCGGCAGGTATTGATGGTGCGCCAATGGATTTTGATTATCGTCAGTATTTAACAGAAGATGAAGCTGAAATTGTTGATAATGCGGTGTTAAGACTTAAATCCGATAATATTGAACACTGGGCTGTATTAACTTCTTTTTATCTTCGTGAAATTTCATGCAGTAAGCAAGCGAGAATATTGGGTAAAAGAACGGATGATATAACAAAAATCTTGTTTGCTGCTGAATGTTTCATTCGTGGTCATATTATTGAATTATTCCCAAAGGTGGCATAGTTGACAATGACATAATTAAGATATTTTTGTAATAGTCTTTACTTAATCTGACATTTAAGTTATTTTATAACACAAAAAGGAGAGTCAGAAATGAATCAAACCGCCAAAATCATTAAACCTAAATTAGGACTGCTAGAATTAGCTAAGCAACTCGGTAACGTTCAACAAGCTTGCAAAGTCATGGGATACAGTCGAGATAGTTATTATCGCTTTAAAAAACTGTATGAGCAAGGGGGTGAGCTTGCGCTTCAAGAAATCAGTCGTAAAAAGCCTATCGAAAAAAATCGGGTAGAGCCACATATAGAACAAGCCGTTGTCAATATGGCCTATGAA